GAAGAGAAGGAAATTATTAAGGAAGTCAATCTTGATGAAGACCTTGAGACACTGTCTGAGGAAGATGATGAAGATGAGGACATTACCCTTTCATCTGACCCCTATCAGCCTATTCCTTTTGTGAATCTTCTAAGTGCAGAGACTGCACAAATTAAAAATGGTGCTTTTGCAAAATTTAAAGGAAAGCGGTATCAAGTATCTAAAATTGCTACTGCCCAAAGCCCCAATTTTCAATTTTTAGAAGTTGACTTAAATGGTAAATCATTAGATAATACTATTACAGTAGGAGCTGAAGATTTATCAGTTGTTAATTTCTGGGACCTAGAATCACAGTATGATTTAACAATGGTTTCTACAGAATTTAAAAGTTTAAGTGATGCGGAAAGAGCCTCAATTAAGAGCAATTTCGACTCACTAGTAACAGTTTCCGAACAAGAGCTTTATGCAGTAAAAGAGAACGAAGCTGTTAAGAACAGCGAACTTTTACAGGAAAAGCTAAATAAAACACTAAACCTACTTACTACACCATCATCAGAATGGAATGACACAAACTATCACATTGCTAATATGATGCTAAATAACATCAATGAGCTTAAGAGTATTGACTGCGAAGATGGCGAAGAGACTTCCAAGTATCTAGCCTTATTAGTAAACGGTCATAAGACTACTAAGACTATAAAGGAGAATGAAACAATGGCAACCGAAAATGCAGGTGATCCAATTGTACTAGAGACTGAAAAGAAAGCAGCTCCTGCAACTGAAACAGTTGTGGAGAAGGCTGTCGAGGAAGTCTCCGTTAAAGTTGGAGAAAACAACACAGAGAAGCTAGTCGAGAAGGCTGGTGAAGCTGTTATACGTGAGTCCGATGAGGCTGAGCGTAATGGTGAGGCAACTCGCCAGACCCGTGAAGAGCTTTCTGAGCTAAAGGCACAGATTGCAAAATATAAGGACGAGATTAAAGCTATTTCTGAAAGCAAGCATGTTTATCAGCAGCAGAAGGCTTCCAGCAAGTATAGCGAAAAGGAAATGGCTAATGCCTTCCTTCTTGCTAAGGCTCTCAATCGTCGTGACCCATTTGATACCAAGCTTGGTAATCAGATTAAGGCCGTCACTTCAGTTGATCAGTTCCTAAGCAACTTCTCAACAAATATCTATGAAGAAATGGAGCAGCAGCTCGTTATTGCTCCTATGTTCGATAGAATCCAGGTCGATGCAAAGACATTCCGTGTCCCAGTCGCCGATGAGGATACAGACGATTACGTAGCACAGTTCGCTTCTGGCACATATGCCACAGGCGTTGGTGATACATCAAACGTCCCAACCTCAAACCAGAACGCAATTAAGTCAGTTGACTTTACACCACACAAGTTCATGGTTACAACACATCTTGCCAAGGATGAAGAAGAGGATACAATTCTTCCTCTAATCGACTTCCTCCGTCGCGCAGCAACACGTCGCCTTTCTCGTTCAATCGACAAGGCAATCCTTCGTGGTACTGGCGCCCTATCAGGCTTCACAGCTAACCCAGCTGGCACATCAACTTATGCCTCTGTTGTTAAGGGTATCACCACAATGGTTAACCAGGTTGCTACAGACGGTCTATCCGTTCGTACCGCCGATGGCGACACAAAGGCTACAGCAGCTAATATTGCTTCAGCCCGCGCCCTAATGGGTAAGTACGGTCTACAGCTTGGTGACCACCTCGTATATCTAACCACAATCGAAGGTTACAACGAGCTAGTCACAACCTCCGACTTCCGCACAGTCGATAAGTTCGGACCAAACGCAACATACCTCACAGGTTCTGTTGGCGCAATCTATGGTATCCCAGTTGTTATTACTGAGTTCCTAGATAACGTTGGTTCTAACTCAGCCGACATTGGTGCTCTAGTCTACAAGCCAGGCTGGATGATCGCAGAACGCCGTGGTATGGAGATCGAGAGCGAGTACGAGCCTCGCCAGCAGGTCACAGCGATGTACATGAGCACACGCTTTGACTTCAAGGCTCTCTCAACCACAGGCTCAGGTGCAGGTGCAAACGTTTCAACCACCTACGGCTATGCTGCTACAATCAGAACACTTGCCTAATCTTAGGTATAATAGATTCTGATTTACCTTAA